TTATAGGTTTTACGCATCCAAAAATGATGACAAGCTCCTCCGCCTTTATATAACCATATATCGTAAGTATCAGCACCACTCAATCCCCATCCTGCATTTACCGCTAATTGGCTCATTTGCATAATATCCTCTTTACGATATATTTTTTTTGCAGATACCATTTTCTTACAAAACTCCCTACTATTTGGTTGTGTTTTTAAGGGTGCGTATTGGTATCTTACCCTAAACTGTAATCCCTCTTTATTTTCTCCATCTTGTTCACTCCCTGCATTTGGTCTTGCACTTCCTGTACTCGCTAAACCTATCATTTTATCTAAAGCTTCCTCTTGGTCGTAATCTACTTCACGCTCGTCAACCAATTCCCATTCATCAAGGTTTTCATCCTCTCCAAATTCTTGGAGTAAATTAAACATTTCGTCGTCATCAAAATCTGCTTCTTCCTTAGACAATTTAACGCCTGTTTCTTCCTCTCTTGACTCGTCTGTGATGGCATTGTCGGTTTCGATAAATTCAAGCGGTTGTAGGGTCTTAAAATACAATTTCAAAGCAATACCATTTACCGCTAATATATCGTCAATCGATTCAATTATTAAATCTTGGTAAGGTCTGATAGTCGTGTTGTTAAATAACAAAGATGCGGTTCTAATTTCATCAGCATTATTACCCAAACCACCATTCCCATCTCTAATACCTAAAAGTAAAGGGGATGTGATTCTATGTGCTACCATTAATTTGCCCACGCATTCATTAGATAGGTATTCATAATGTTGTGGTGCATCATTTAAAGGTATATCATCAACTGTTGTTTTACTTTCTGCGTTATTATTAAAAGCAATAATTACCTTTTCACCTCTTGCCCCCGTTAGTTTACGCATTACATCGGACTTGATTTGTAATTGCTTATCTCTGTCGGGGATTCCGTTGTTAAAGTTTACGACCTTAGTACCACTAAAACCATTTTGTACGTCATTAATCAAGTAATCCGCAACCTCGCTTTCAAGTTCAGCGTAAGCAATACCCCCCATATAGTCAGGTGGACAATAATAATCATATCCCGATAAATATCTTTTTATAATCTTTATTTCGGGTTCTGTACCATTGCCAAATCCAAAAGCTGCTATTCTTTTTGGTTTATCACTTGGCTTTATATTTTTCCAATCATTAGAGTAATAATAAGCCTCAATGTCGCCATCTTCATTACATTTTTCTGCTCTAAGCGTTTGTCTTGGAAAATGCTCTGCCTTTACTACTTGTTTTTTGTTGTAAATCACTTGAAAAGAAGCTTCTCCCAATATTTTTAAATCAAAGGATATTTTTCTTAAACAAGAATCATTAAATATTGACCTTAAAGCTGCGTATTCATCTGTCTTGGTACTACTATCTAAAGCATCTAATCCCTTGCCGTAAATCATTTGGCTAATACCGTTAATGATTGCGTTATTTGTTGTGGATTGAATGTAGAGGTTTATAAGGTAAGTATAAAAGTCATTATCATCTCCGTACTCTACCCAATCTCTTTTTTTATCCTCCTTTATTTTAGGTCTATTGTAAGAAGATAAATTTACTATATGCAAGTTATCCATTATATAAATATAAATTCGTTCGTTGTTTCCTGTTCTACATATTGAGCATTATTAACCGTGTAATCTGTTTGGTTAGTGCAAAATATTTTGTCTTTAAAAATCACATCAGAGCCTGACTTAATAGTAAGTAAATAAAAGTTATCTTCTTTAGTGTCGAAAATAGCATTTAATCTATTGTAATATGAATTTTCTGTAATTGAATTTACATCTTGATTGTAAATCTCCTGATTTGTCTGTTCATTAACAATAGTAACATTATAAGTGTTTCCACTTGTAAAGCTTCGTGGTATAAAATCTAAATTTTGTGCAGATGCACTCTCTTGTAAAACTATCATATATATACAATAAAAAAACTTAAATTTTGTTATTTATCAAACAAAAAAAAAGGGTAGCCTAAACTACCCCCTTTAAAAACAAAAATCAATCTATTTATGAATTAGTTCCTACTGTAATTGTAGCGGTGGCACTAGTCATTCCAGCAAATGGGTCAGCACTTGTTGGGGATTCTACAAAGTTAGCAGGTTTGGTTTCTTGTGCCGATAAAGTTAAGGTATAACCTGAAAGGTCGCCCATAGCTGCACCAGTTACAATAGTTCCCCCAGATACTTCCGCACCGTGTTCCAATCCCATAACAAAGACATTACCATTGTAATCTTCGACTGCCACGTGTGGTCTGCCATAAGCCAAAAGTTTTAATTCTTTGTTATCCTCTTTAGATAATTTTTTAAGAGTAAGGTTTAAGGTTTGCTCAAAAAATGTTGTTCCATTTTCTCTTGAAGCATTAATAGTTTGTTCAAAACTACTATTCCCTTTTAGTTCATATTTAAAGGCAGTGAAAGTTCCTGTCATATCTGTAATTTCGTCATTCGTTTGGCTTACTGTTCCGTAATCACCAAAATCAGTAAAATATACCGCACGAATACCGCCTACTACATCTTTGCAAGGTTCTTTCCTCCCTAATGTTAAATCACAAGCCATATTATTTGTATTAAAAAAGGGTAGGCAGATATAAAACCACCCACCCTTTATTGTTAATTAATCTATTTTTTAGTTGGCAGAGTTTGCAATACCATAAGTACTGATGTCTGATGCAATACCGTACTCAACTCCTGCTGTAAATCTCATTACAACTCTTACGTTTTGTGAACCATCAATGTCAGCCATATCAATTACTTTTACTTGGTTATGGTCAGATAAAAGACCAGTTCCGAAATAAAGGTTTGATTTTTCAGCTGCAATAGCAGTATTGTCAGCAAGACCATTAGCTACAAATAGTTTTACACCATCAAAGCTAAGACCTCCACCTGCATACCATTGAGTACCTTTGTTGTCAGTACCTGCTGCACCCAAGTTAGAAGCAAATCCGCCTAAAGCTCTTACATAAGCTCTTGCAATGTTTTGAGAAACATAGATGTACAAATCTTCACTTCCATAAAGAGTAGAAGGAATAACATCCACAAGAGAACCAAGTTGAGCAATGACATTCCCGGCGCTTATAGTGGTTCCTGTCACTTCTTGTGCTGCTGGTAGGTTAGCATCTAAAGCAATTTTAGTAGAAATTCCATCAAATTGTCCGCTTGTGGCGGTGGTACCAGTCCAAATAGACCTTTCAGTTCTTTGTGCAACTTTTCCTGCTACGTGAGCAATAAGAAAATCAGAAAAAGAGGAAGGCAAACTATCAAAAGCAGAATATCCCATTGAAATAGCTTCCCAATCATCTTGAAAATCTTTCTTACAAAGTTGTAGGTTTACTTGTTGAAATTCAGGAGTAAGAGTTCTCTCATCCAATGTAAGGGTAGAAGTAGCCGTAAAATCACAGGTTGCATCTTTTACGATGTCATCGGTACTTACAGTTTTAATAACGTGTTGATACTTTACGTTAGGCTTAATGGTAATTCCACCATTTTCCAAAGTGTTAGCTGAAAGCAAAGCTGCAGAGATATATTCCCCTGCAAATTCTCCGTTGTAAGCTACACTTGCGTTTTGTGTTGTTGTTGTTGGCATTTTTTAAATGTTTAAATTATTTTCTTTTAATATTTGATATTTTAGATAAAACTCTGTCGGATGTACTCAAAGCTCTTTTTTGTCCGTAAAGTTTCATTTCTCTTTGTGGTTCTCCTTCGGGGTTGTGTATTACTTTTTCAAGTTCTACTTTTTCCTCAACTTCTTCCGTTGGCTCAACCTTAGAAAGTTCCTCTTTGTCTGATTCTTCTTCAACATCTTCGGACATTTCTTTTTTGTCCTCAATCATCGCTTTAATTTCCTCAATCATAGATTTAACCTCTGCAAGTTCTTCTTTAGTAGCGTAAGACATTTCCTCTTCTTCAAGCTCTTCTTCTTTGGCTTCTTCTTCGGCAGGAGCTTCTTCGGCTGCACCAATAGATGCAATTACCCCTTCTTCTTCTATAATAAGAATTTCGCCATCTTCTAAAGTGTACTCTCCGACTGGCAAAGCTACTTTTTCATCTTCTGTAACTATAAAAACTTCACTTCCTACTGCAAAATCATCGCTTTCAATTACAGTACCGTTTTCTAATGTAGCCTGTGCTAATTTTACTTCTTCTTGGAGTTCTACCCCAATAAGTTCTTTTACTTTATTTAACATATCTGTTGCTTTCATAAATTTCAATTTATATATATACAATAAGTCTTTAAAACATTTGTTATATTTTTATATTGTGCCTGTGATATTCCCAATCCCTTGTGAGCGAAAGTCGCCATCACAACATTCTGTTGAGTAGGTATTAGTCTCCCAACATAGACAACCCCTACGGTCATCATTCGGGGTTGGTGGTTTTACTTTATTATCTCTCATTGGAATTGTCCGTTTTGTGTTCTTTGTATAAAGTATTGTATATCCCAAATTTTAGCTCCTCCACCGTGTGATTTAATTTTTAAGGTTGCGCCGTCAGAAACAAAAGAACTAGTCGCATAATATTGAATCATAGTATGTTCTTGTTGCGTTGTGTTATTTCCTTTATAAAAAGGTATTACCATATCTAGGTTTTCTATTACACCACCATTTTCAACACTTAAATCTAAATGAGTGTTTTGAGTGTTTGACGCAGAAGCTTTAAACTCTATTGTAATAATATAAACATCGTTTACATTTTCTACGTTTAGTTTTTCTGTTGAACTATCGTAAAAATTTAAAGAGGTATTACTCTTTGTTGTAGTGCCTGCGTTGTTTGGTATCGTTACCTTAACTCC